ACAATCTTTCCAGCAGGGTTACCATCTGCAATAGGCATAATGCTTGGACCAGAGATAAACTGTGGTGCATCTTCTGCCAATTGTGGTAAGTCATCAATACCCAAGTCGCGGGTATTAATCTTGACCCCACCTTCAGGTGTACGAACTGTAACGTCTTTTAATAGCTTCTGATTTACTTTATTTTGACTATTAACAAAGAGGTTACGAGTTGCAGCATAGACATTCTCAGCGTGTACTCGTACATCAGCATTATTACCTGGACGGTATAGTTGGAAACGAGCCTTTTGTGCTGCATACTCTGGAGAATCAATAAACTTAATAATTTGCTTGATAGCAAACTCTTTAGACTCAGGACTATCTGACATATAGCGAAGAGCAATAGAACCAAGTGGGTCATTACCAATAGCAGCAATGCTTGTTATCCAAGCAATCTTACCTTCTGCTGTAATTGGAGAATATTCACGGTAGTTTCCACCGCTATCCTTAGCGTATGTAACTCCATCAATCTTATACTCACGAGATGTGCCGTACCTATCTACAGTACGAAGAGCATCTGTCCAGTGGTCAGCGCCAGTAATGCCTTTCTTGCCACCTTCTGCAACACCTGCAAGTAGTTCGTCAATAGCTCCGTACTCTGTCATCTCAGCAATAATCTCACGTGCCTGTGGATCAAGTTTGCCAAGGTACTTGTCAGTCATAACAGCATCTGCCATAACCTTGCGAGCATCTTGTACAGTTTTTGCTTCTGCAAGTTTAGCTGCATACATTTGACGGTCTGAACGCTTAATGAGTTTATTAATAACACCTAGAGTTGCGCCACCTTGAGCAGTGCGTAACTTAGTTGATAGACGCTTGCTTGCGACAAGACCCCAAGCACCATCGCCTACGGCAAGGTGAACCATTAGATCCTCAATAGAGTTACGTACAGCAAAACGAGGACCAGCAAGAGTCAAGAATGACCAAGCAGATGTAATACCTTCAGCCCATTTAGAGTGAGATGCAATCATTATCTTGCTTGCTATCTGATAGCGGTCAACAACTCCGTCAAGATCTGTAATCTTAGGAACTGTCATACCTGATGCTAGTTGGAAATCAAAGATAGCAAACTGTTGGTCGTTAAAACTAGATGGTTCAAAGTAACGATAAGTTCCGTCATCATTGAGTACTGGCTTGCCTTTATTATTCCGCAACAAAATACGTGGAGCAAACAACTGCTCACGAGATGAGTTAGCCAATTGGTCAAGGATATTCTTGCCACCAGGAACTTTATTAAGTCCACGAATCTCAGCTACTGTATTAAAGACACCCATCATAATCTGACGCTTCTGTGCTTCATCTCCAGCCTTAAATGCTTCTGCAAATAGGCGTGAGTTATAACGAGTATTAGCAAGACGTGCCAACTGATAGACCTTTTCTGCAGAATCTGCTGCGTTAGGGTCAAAGAAGTTATCACGGAAAAATGGAACCTTTGCGAACTTAGATGCAAAGCGATCAATGCGATCTTGGACATAATCCAATGGCATACGGAATGCACCATCAGCACGAATCTTGGCAGTCTTACGTTCAATCTCGCTAATGAGATTCTTTTCACTTTGTTTTAGAAATTCTTTAGGAGTATTAGCAGTTGCTGCTTCACCTGTGCGTGTATCAATAAACTTTGTTTGGCGAACCAGTTGTGCTTCAATGCCGCCAATAGTTGTCTGGTCAGTAAATACTTCACGACTAACGCGCTTGCCTGCTTGGTCAAAGCGAAGAAGTTTATTACCAGTAGTAACTGCTGCGATACGAGTCTGACGTGCAAGGTCCATACGTGGGAGTAATTGAACTTGACGACCTGCTTGACCTCTGAGTATACGAAGCATCTCTTCGCTTCCAGCGAGAAAACCCTTTATAGTGCCAGCTTCAACTACACCTTCTTTAAGCATAGCTTCAATAACATCATCACCAAACTCAGGAGCAATACGCTTGAGTTGAATACTTGCTTGCACTAAAGCCTTTGGATCTACGCCTTCTTCTTTGGCTGCTTTGCGAGCTACTGAATAGTTCTTCAATGCTCCAACAAAATCTCGGTCAAACTTTTGTACGCTTCCTACTTGGAATGCCTTTTGTACGTTGCCAGCATCTCCAACAATATTATCAAGTGCATACTTTCCAATATCGTATGTCTTCTTTGCCTTGCCAAGCAATAATGTTGGATCTGCAAATATACGAAACGCTGCATCTCCTAAACCAGAGATAGCCTTGTATGCACCACCTGAACCTTCCCATTTTCTTGGAAGTATAGCGTTAGCAATAAATCTACCTGGAGAATACTTAGCGGCGTTGGCAGCATCTAGTGCATCTTGAAAGAGTGGATCTTTCTTTTGTGCAGCTTGAGATGCAATTAATTTTTCTTCTTCTGTGCCAGTTGCAATGATTTGGTCTAGGCTCATACCTTCTGCAACCTTTTGTGCTACAGACATATACTGTGTACCAAAGATACGGTTTGCCTCTGCCATACGTGATGGGCTAAAGACCTTATCGCCTTTATCATTAGCTGTTGTCCACGCTTTGCCGATGTCAACCTTTTGGTCAATAGCAATTGCTGCTGTTCGGTAAGCACGTGTAGATAAATCTGAAAGTTCTTGGACACCCTTGAAGGCTAATTTAACAGGAGCCGCAATGATATTAAATGCTGGCTCTACTGTGTAATGAAGTGCTGTTCCTAGCCATCCACGTTTTTGCTCAACGTTACCAAAGTTATCCTTCAAAGACTTTTGTTGCTCTGGAGTTAACTTTGAGTATTCTAGTTTTGCAACGTCAGATGGAAGAGATGTTAACTTCTGGTGCGAGTCTACAGCTTTGATATAGCCATTGATCTGCTCTTGTTGTGCTGGTGTTAATCCAGCTTGAGAAGAGATAGCTTTAATGTTATTGGAAGTTGATCCCACTACTGACCTCTGGATAAAGCCATCTGATAGAGAACGGAAATCTCTCCAGTTGTATCGAATGGAAGTAATGCTGCAAGTGTGTCTGATAACTTGCCTTCGGTTGGCTTTGGTGGGCCAGCAATAGTCATAATATCTTCTTCGGGACGTTGTGTTGGGGCAAACATCCCTACTAGCGGTTCTGGCCTTGCAGCAGCGGCAGCAACTTCTGCTACGGGTGCTGGACGTGCAGATGGTTGTCCAGTAGTTGGAGCACCTGCAATTTGTTCTGCCATCGCCTTGCGATCACCGTAATTTTGTGACGGTGGTAAATCTTCACGTACGGAGAATTTTCCTGGACCGCCTATTTGTAATGGGCTATCTACCATCGGTATCCTCCTGAATCTTTTCTAAATCGTTTGAAAATTGTTCCCAAGCCTTATTGACTTCTGAGTTTCGGTTAGCGTTGTAAACTGCTATCTCCATTAATTCTTCTGTTGCTGTCTGTACAGAACTTGTGATGTTATGTACAAAACCTGCAAGGACTACAAGAAAATCAGCGAAGTGTACTGAGCGTGGAACTTTGCTATTATTATCCACGCCCAGTACCTCCGTTAATTAAAATTTACTTAGCCTTTCTTTACTGCTGTACCTTTACGACCTGCTGGCATCATTCCGAAGAATACTTTTCCGCCTGCTGGCTTTGAAGTATCCATCTTGCCTTCCTTTGGCTTTGCCATAGGTGCTGCTGCACGTGATCCTCTGTTCATTTTACACCTCCCTCATTTATGCTGCTCCACTAATAGAAGCTAGTAGGGTTGCTATATCTGGACGTTGTTCTGGACCAGCAGCAGGGGCCGCTCCGCCTTGTTCTGGAGTTGGCTGCGATGCAGGTACGGGGGCCATACCTGCTGCTGGAGTTCCTGGTTCCCCTGGCATCATCGGCATCTCTGGGGCTGCTGGTTGTTCTTTTGGTGCAAATGCTTTGCCAATAACTGTCTCTAGTTGTAATCCCTTTTGACGGCCTTGAATAACTTCTGCAATACGGGAAATGATTTCAGATGGATCTTGACCTTGCGCCGCAAGGGCTGGAATTGCCTGAGCGTACTGAGCAACAGCAACGCGCAAAGAATCGCGCATCTCTTCAATGTCAACACGTTGTTCCTCCTGCGTAACATTTAGCTCCATTGGAATCTCACGACGTACATAGTCACGAGATACCAGCTTGTCTGAACGCATTTGTAGTAGTGCAATGATTGCGCGGTTTGGGTCCATACCAGACATAATTCCATAGCGAACATCTACGCCATAGTTGCCTGCAATTTGCTTTGATGGAATGTACTTCATATTGAATGGAGTACCGTCATCTACTCCCTTGATTTCCTTAGGCATATCGCCAAAGATTTTCTCATCTACTTCAAAGCAGAGAGAAGCAAGGTCTGTAAACAAACGAGCAAACTGTGCTTGTGCTGCCTTGATTTGTGTATCAAAGCCAGCTTGTAATGCTTGAACGCCGCGACCTGTAACGATAGATGCGTCAATGTTACCTGAACGAGTCTCTGGATAACGAGCACCTGTACGTAGTTCGCGCTCTAGTACACCTGACTCTGTAAAGACACCATTAGGAAGTTCTAGTGGAACACGACGAATACCTTGTGGGTTAGCAGAACGCATAATTGCGTCAGGACCCAATGCAAGTTCTTGCACATCTTGTGGAATGGCAATAGGTGCTTGGATAGATTTTTCTGCTGCCTGGATCTGCAATACTGCAAAGCGAGCACGAGCAAGTTGAACTGATAGAACATCATCAAACTGTCCACGAGCTTCACCATCAATAGATGAGCGCATTGCTACGCTTGCCAAACACTTGCCAACTGGGTTAGGTGTGTTAGATAGAACTAGGTTCTTGCGCTCTGGTAGGAAGATTAAGTCTTGGTCTTTGTCGTGGTAGCGAACTAAAGATACATATGGAGAGTTCTGACCATAGATATTCTTTGGCATAATCTGGTCGTAGAACTCTGGGTACTGAGCTGAAAGTGTTTCAGCATCTGTTGAGATTACCTGTGAGATGGAGATCGTACGACCAAAGCGATCAATTTCAGGATATACACCAAAAGGATTAAGCAGACGTATTCTCGGATTGTTACTTTCATAGTCCATCTCAATAATTGCTGGGAGCATACCGTAGGTGTTGAACCAGTCAGCACCTGTGTACATTTGAATTTGTAGTTCAGATCCAGTGATATAAAAATTTGCAATGCGTGTACGAGTATCTGCAGCTTTACGTGCTGAGTCTGAAACCATATTGGTAGCAGCGCAGTTAAAGGATGGCAGTGGTGCCATTACCTCTGCTAAATCACGTGCTGCTACATCTACAAAGTTAGCAACTAGAGGCTTTGGATAATCCTCTGAAAACATCGCAGGGTATACCTTAGAGATGTCACCTTGACGTACTGAGAGAACGTCACGCATTCTCTGGTCACGTGCGGAGTAGCGTGTCTGTAGCCGTGCTACTTTCGCTACTACCTCTTTAGTTGATAACAATGTTTCTCCTTAGATAAACGTACGATCTTTTTCTGCGAGTAGTTCATCAATGTTGATGACTGTTCTCTTGCCCTGTTCGTAACGAGACAGGAATGGGTTCTTCATATGATGTGTTGCGTGGATACCTTGATTAAGCATCTCACGGGCGCGGATCTCACAGAACCACAAAGCCATTACCATATCGGTCTTACCCTTGGTCGTTGGGGACCAAGTAATAAGTTGTTCAATTAATGCTTTGATATTTTCTGTTTGATCGCTAGGAAGATGGATGAGATTATCTCTATGGTGCTTACCATCGTGCTGCTTTGTTCCAAACAATGTGGACATACTGGCAACACCGAAGCCTGAGTCCCACTTGTTATTTCCTGTGTGGTGTTCACGTAATAAAACTCCTCGTGATGCAAGGTTGGCACGGATGCCTTCGTCTTGCGTTAAGAAAGATTGAAATGCGTTCTTCTCTACTATCCACTCACTAGGACTATAAAGCGAAGTCCAGTCAAAGATTAGCTGGCGGATTTGAGCAGGCGTTGGACGAGTAATTTTAATAGCATCAACAATGTAGCGTTTATGTGTAACGCGATCAACAGCGTAACAAATGGCGGCTGTATCACCAACCATAGCGGGATCAAGACCACAAATAAAACTAAAGCCATTGACATCACGTGGGTGACCTGGGTGACCAGGAACCAAGCGACCTGCTTTACGCATACCATCAATAGAACCTCTTACACACGCTGGATCAAAGATGGCATCATCTGAGATATCTTGTTGCTGATAGACCAAGGCCCAAGTGGAGGCATCCATAGCTTGGCGTTCATTGTAAAGATTGCGACCATTCCATCTAGGATAAAGGCCGTCCTCATTCAAATCTGATTCTTCTTGCCCATCGAATGGAGCATCGGATGCTGGCCAGAGAGTCTCCCACTTGTCAGGGTCTTCATCTGTAGTCAGCAACGCTGGCATAGCCAGGTACTTCCAAGGGACTAGGCCACCTGGGTACCTGTCTGGGTTACGCAGTTCTCTGTAAAGGTCAACTGCAGCAACGCGGGTACCAATGATAATCAACTTGCCAGTAGGGTTTAGACGAGAACGTACATCCTGTGTCAACCACTTGATCTGGCGTTCAAACTCATTGGCGTTCTTGAGAGTTACAGCATCGTCTACGATAATCATATCGGCACGCTTACCGTAGATCTGACCGCCAATACCTACAGCTTCAATGTTTGGGTCCTTCTCACTGGACTCACGAAGCTCATCACCAAAGGTGATGCGGGTAGCCTGCCACGAGGCAGACTTAGAGTTAAACCCTACGCCAGCAGCATAAGCATTTTGAAGGTTCTCATACATAGGGTGAGTCAAACGCTGCTTGATGGCGTAGAGAAAGTCGGCGGCTAGTTGCTGAGTCTGAGAGACTATCAGCACACGAAAGTTAGGGTTGCGAGCTACCTGCCAGGTTACGTAGTCCACCGTGATTGTGATGGACTTGGCGTGGTTGGGCGGGATGTTAATAAGGATACGGTTGTTAGCTAGACCTAGTTCGTACTTCATCGAAGGGTGGAGCCAGGTAGGCTCTACACCCTCAATCATATCCACTAGGTTTTGCTGGTGAGGGAAGGTACGAGAGTTGAGAAAGCGTTGGCGAAATTCTGCGAAGGTAATGTCGTGGACATCTCCAGAGGCAAAGGCTTTGTCTTTGAGGCCAAGGCGTGTTCGGTCTACTTTGTCTGTAAAAATTTTGTCGGTACGTCGGTAGTACTCGTAGGTCTTCATAGACTTACCAGCCGATAGGCAGGCTTGTTCAATGGTCATACCCTCAGCTACACATCCTAAGATGATTCGCTTTGCTAT